GATCATAACGGGAAAATAACCACCACCACAAATTCGAGTCAAGTAAACTTTTTGGTATGAAAGCGTTTGTAATCGGTATAGCAGATAATGAAAATTCTCTACGTGCAGCGGAGAGATGTATGTGGAGTGGTGATCGTGTCGGCGCAAAGATCCGAATGTTCAATGCCGTTACTCCCAAGAATGATCCGGTATCGATGTTGGAGAAAGAGGGTATCGATCCTGCTAGGTTTGATGAGGTATACTCTCGCAACCTAAACTGTATGGCTGCATTCCTCTCGCACTACACTCTGTGGAAACAGTGTGCCGAGGGAACGGATACCTTTGCCATCTTTGAACATGATGCCATCTTGGATAATCCGATTCCTAGTGTTCACTTCCGATACGTGATGAACATTGGTGCGCCGTCATATGGTAAGTGGAATACTCCTAGTCTCATGGGGGTCAATCCTCTCACCACCAAGAGATACTTTCCGGGCGCTCATGCGTACATGGTCACTCCGGCTGGTGCCCAACTATTGGTAGAGAATGCTGGTCTGTATGCGAAACCAACTGATGTGTACATGCATCTAGATACCTTCCCTTGGTTACAAGAGTATTATCCCTTTGTTGCTCGTGCAGATGATAGTTTCACCACGATCCAAGTAGAACGAGGATGCCTCGCCAAACACAACTATAAAGATGGGTATGCGATAATCGATGTCTAATATATTTCTGACAGGTTGTGATGTCAATACTGAGTGGCAGTTACCTTGGTTCATTGAGAAGTACAAGGCTCATAACAGTACTCCAATAGTATGTGCTGACTTCGGTATGAGTAGTGAAGGCCTTGAGTTCGCGGAGAGCAATTTCAATCTAGTGATTGAGGTCAAGAGTACAGCAAAAGGATGGTTCAAGAAACCTCGTGCTATCCTAGATGCCTCCAGACTTGATGGTGTAGAGAAGACCTGTTGGATTGATACCGACTGTGAGGTAACATCGGACATCTCTGAGATATTCAAGTTATCGGATCAAGGTCGATTGGGTATGGTCAAAGACAGACCATGGTCTGCTCGCAGAAACGATCTGGGTGACTGGTATAACTCTGGTGTGGTATTGGTTGAGGATACACCGAACATACTACGAGCATGGGCTGACGAGTGTATTCGTGATCCTGTACAGGGAGACCAAGAAGTATTGTATCTAATGATGGGTGGTGATGAGTTGAAGAAATTGACATGTATCAATCCTCTTCCGCACACATATAATACCTTACGACTAGACTACATAGATGGTATAGATGTAAAGAATCCTAAGATCATACATCATACTGGGATGAAGGGAAAGAAAACCATAAGGAAACAAATGACATGAATTTTTTACTGGCAGCACTTGAGAAGAAACTTGAAGGTGAAGTTGCGATGGCAAAGGCGAACATTCAAGTGTATATACAGAACGCAGCTGGTATTGGGGAACACCCTGATATCGTAGAGGCTGTGGAGACTCAGGTGGCGAAGATTGCTGAGGCAGAGGATAAACTTGGTGTTATTAGGGTGTTAGATGTTTGAGTATCGTTGCATTGTTCGTAGAGTCGTTGACGGTGACACAGTAGACGTTGACATCGACTTAGGATTTGGTGTGTGGATGCAAAACCAACGTATTCGTATGTATGGTATCGACACGCCGGAATCTCGTACTCGTGATCTTGAAGAAAAGAAGTATGGTCTGGCTGCAAAGGACTTTTTGATTGGACTGTTAGATGATCCTAACGGGATCACGTTGAAGACCCATAAAGACGGTAAGGGTAAGTTTGGTCGTATCCTTGGTGAACTCTGGCGAACCACAAACTACGCTGACAAGTCCGTCAATGAGTACATGATTGAGAAACACCATGCGGTGCGTTACATGGGTCAATCTAAGGATGACATCGAAGAACAACATCTTGAGAATAGGGAACTTGTGCAGTTATGAGAGTGAATGTTCTGGGTAACGGTCACAATGCTGGTATCTTCAAGCGAGGCACGGCCGGTAAACTATTAATTTGCAATATGCCTCCTTTTGCCATTCCAAGGAACGAAGTCTATGCTACTTGCATGGTAGACTTCAAGATGATGAAGGCATTGCAGGAAGGACATATTCAACTAGACATGTATGACTGGATTCTAGGCACCAGACCCAAGGTCTGGATGGAAAAGTCTGGAACATTCTACATGAGGTATTCGCATCTGATCAAGGGATTCTATGAATACATCCCCAAGTACGCAGCGGTGAATGGTGATGTGCGTATGGCTGCGACCAACTTCAACTGTGGTCACATGGCAGTTCATTATGCGTGTAACAAGATGAAGGCCGAAGAAGTTCACATCTATGGATTCGACAGCATCTTTGATATGAACCTAGAGAGTTTTACCGATCTATTGTTAGAGAGTGATCGGTCTACACCAAACACGGTGAGACTGGCAAACAATTGGAGACCTATCTGGACTAATATGTTCAATGAGTTTCCGAACACAAAGTTTGTCTTACATCACTCTCATGACAATATCAAGATTGAGATCCCCGAAAATGTCGAGATCTCAGTAGCCCGTAAAGTTGCATAGGAGGAGTTATGGACTGGAAACTAAAACTTAGAGTACTGTGGGACAGTTTCTTGGATTTTTGGGACGGTTGGAAATATGAACTGGGGTTGATCCTCGGCGCATTTGAAGTCGTGATTGGTGTCTACTACAATGCGCCTTTCAGTTTCTTGGCAGGAGCAGTTCTCATGTTTCTGACGGCCAATACCGTCTGGGAAAAACGAGATATGTAAAAGGAACGAGGAGAGCTAGTCTCTCCTCTTCTTTTCCCTTTCCTTCTTGATCCATGCCTTCGCTTTGGCATTTTCTGGTTCTTTGTCTAAGAACTTCTTGATGTCACGATATGCGCGTAGTGTCTCTTTCTGGTAGTCTTTACCATTTGAGTTATCTACGATCAACATGTTCTTCTTTCCAAACATGGTCTGGAATGCACCAATATTTCGTTGAACTTCTTTCCAGTACTTGGTTACTTCTTTCTCACCGATAGTACGGTCACGTGCCTTATCTCGTGCGATGGCAGTATCAAGGTCGGTGTTTACGAAGATCATTGCGACATCGTAACCTAGTGCCTTCATCGACTCGGTTTGCTTCTTGACCTTAGCAAAGTCTTTACCAGTACCATCAATAACAACACCGAGCCTACCCATGAGGTATCGTGCTTGTCTTTTACCAGTGAGAGCCTTTGCTTTACCACGGATGTCTTGACCTTGAACAGAGAAGATATTCTCAGGAGACATTTCCATTCCCGCTTTCTTCATAGCGGCTTCATACGCATCGTCAGAGTTGACCACCTTTAATCCAAGAGCAGGCAGACCCGTCTTACCGACAATGAAAGATTTGCCAGATCCAGGCCCACCCGCAAGGAATACTGCCTTGAAGATTGCGGGGTCATCTACACCCTCGACCATGAATTTCTTGAACTTAATCATCTTAATATACCTTGTATGATTTTTGAAAGTGGGGTAACATTTTACGACCAGTGAACATTTTGGTCAACAGTTCGTCGTTATGAAAATCGGGTCTCAATGTATTTTCTAATACATACGAGAACACATCGGTCATGTCCTTTGTCTCGCCCACTATTCTAGGTGGAGCTTCAACATCATCCAGATAAGGATTTCCTCTATTGTATTCTTCTTTATATAATGAGCGTCTACGCACATCGTGTAGATCAAAGTCTGGCGTGCAGATCGCAGCAAAGTCATTCTTGATATCTTCGGCATTAAAGTATGTGTCTTCCGAAGGCATGGGGTGTCCTGCCAGATACACGCAGTCAAACTCTACTCCGTCAGGAGCCGTGACTTCATAGTTTGAATCTCCCATGGTGTACATTCCATTGGACATACAAAAATTTACACCAAATCCATCCATCAGATCATGGTACAAACTTGTGTGGCCGTCTGGATATGCAACCCAAATGTTTGGAGGTAGTTCGTAATACTTGTTGGTGCACGGCATCATGTGGTAGTTTACATTCGGAACATTCAGAATGTACGACTCGTCAAGCAGCCTAGGAAACAAAGCATTCCGAAATGATGGGACAAACAAAACATTCTGATACTGTTTGGCGCTCAAGATGTTATTGAGTAGGATTGATTGTGGAATGTGTCGCTCAGTCCCAAGAATCTTGTCTGTCAGGAGTTCGTCTGTATATGACGTTATTCGATCACGGACAAGGCGTCTGAACACATAGTCGTTTTCTTCGGGGATCAGTGAAACCTGATACGAACCATTGTCATTTACTCCGGTGATAATGCTGTACATTGTATCGTACATTAGTATACCCTATACCACTTATCAATATCGATGACATTGACCGCAAGTCTGTTATATAAAATAATGCTTCTCATATTAGGCATTTCAAGTTCATCTCGAACTTGGTTGCGAGTAGTCTTATCTATAATTTTCTTAGGAGTGTTGACTGACTGAAACATCGACGCAGCAATCGTAGTGTTGTTTTTTCGTCTACCGGAAAGCTTTCTGTTGTCGTTGCCGTGTCGATACACATCAATCATATCAAACTCTGGAGTGCAATATCGAGCGAACTTGCTCTTGACATCAGCTACTTGGAACTTGCCCTTCTTATATGCATCACACCCCAACAGAACTACAGCATCAAATTTAATGTCGGTCTTGATTTTGAAATCACCGTCTAATTTGAATGGTGCGTCAACGTCTAATGTCTTGACGCCAGTTGACTCGTATATTGAGTCGAACCAATTCACAGAATTCTTTACCTTGGTCACATACATGTTGCTTTTGGCTTGCACTATCTCATGAACTATCGGTAAGAGATGGTCGCCCGCACTCTTGTGAGGTCGGTGATTCTTCACAACATTTTCGTAGTCTTTATCAACGAATGAGGTTACCACAAGGACATTTTCGTATCCTGATAAAGATATCAAACCAGCAAGCACTGATGCATCGGTTATCAGAGATGTATGATCGTTTGGATGCAAACTCTTCTTCTTATAACTAGACAGACCTTCCGAGACGGCATTGAACAGTTGTCTCTTCCTGCCAAGATTCACGATGAGGTTCTGATCAGAACTGATTGGTTGACATCTGTATAGTAACATTACTGTCCCTTGTAGATATTCTGTATGTAGTCCTCAAACTGCTCGATCTTTTCGAGTCGATTGGGCCACAGAATATACTCCTTCTCAGGATTCTGTTTGAGATTGTTCAGCAATGGTTGGATCGCATTGAACAGACTGTCTAATTTATCTTGGGTCTCTGACACCGAGTCGGACACAGACGCAACTTTAGACTGCGCCTGTTGCACAGCCTCCAGTTCATCTTCGTCTACTAGGGTAAACCCGAAATCGAATAGTTTTTCGCTCATACGTTTATTTATACAAAAAAAGACTTGACAAAAGATGTTTTTGTCTGTATCATATTCTTATCTAGTCAGGAGGTATGTGATGCAATCATTCCACGGATCTATGAGGTACGATCAATCTGGTCGTAAGCGCAAGACCAAAGCATGGTCTACTCGAAAGCGAACCCCCGAATTCAAACCGATGCAGTCCTACAGTGTGGGCCCTGATTGGAGGCGCGAGACTCCTAAGTACGAGTCTGCTCCACTGACACCGTACAGTCCCGACAAGGACACCACGTTCAAGTTGGAGGAGTCCAAGAACTTCACTGTCGCGCCAGCATACAACAAGGGTGCTTATCAGGTTATTCCAAAAAGTGATATAAAACACATTGGTAAGTAGAAAATAGTATTTGACTTTCCCTGTGATATCGCCTATAATACTTGTATTGAAAATGAGAAAGGAAACGAGATGACCCCATTTGTTAAAGAAGAGTTTGTTTGGGACGGTATGTATCTTATGTATCGTGGGCGTCACACCAAGAGTGTGAACATGGAAGTCGCGAAACCTGGCTGCCATCCTTCTTGGGTCGGTAAACCAAAACCTGAGTTTATCGCTCGATTCAAGTATGGTCGTAAGCCATGGAAAGCGTGGGTTAACTTCCTCGTGAAGAACAACGTGTCTGTTGAGAAATATTTGGAACTTGCGGAGGAATTTTATCCTAAACCCGCAATGGCGATACTCGGTTACAAAGGTAAGTAAGGAACTGTTATGTCTAAGTTAGTAATCACCACCCAATACCTAGAGAACTACTCGTTTGACGTAGACGGGTTTCCTTCAACGGAACCCGATGCCTACTTCAAACCAAAGGGTGGCACCACCTATGTCATGGAGAATCTCTCTTCTAGGGATCTCAACGAGATTGCTCACGGCACCTTCATGCCTGTGATTCAGGATCTCGTGTCTTACAACAACGAGGTTGCTCGTGAGTATGTCATTAGTTGGGACATTGTCGAGGATGACGCTAAGGTCGGTGAATCTTGGGAAGCCCCTATCTTTATCACTCTTGTCGGTGGTCGTTGGAAGGCAACTCGTACTACCGTGAATGACGAGTACCGGAACCTAGTTCCTGTCATTCGTAGTTACACTGAGTCGTGGCTCATGTCCTCTGATGCCGAGAAGGAATTCGGCACCTACACAAAGGACTATGTAGTCCGTGTCGATGGTGAGGAGCGTATTGCCAAAGAGAACGAGGTTCTCGAACTCATCGAAGAATTCTATGCAAAAAAGAGGGAGACCGCATGACACAGTATGACCGAGCTGTTGAGAAACAACGACTGAGACTTGAGATGGAGGAATGGGCTAAGGGTGTACAACACGTTCATTCACATGGGATCTCTTCCATGTGGTATGATGATCGCCCAGAAGATACCGCTGGCGGTAAGGTCGTGACAGATATCCTGTATAACGATGGTCTTGTTAAACGGACTCTAGAGTCTGGTGAAGTGATCCTCATGGGAACCCCGTTAACTGGAGAACAATTAGTCAAAGAATTTGAAAAAAAGTGTTGACAAAAGTTGCTGCATCGCTTATAATACTTGTATTGAGAATGAGAAAGGAACTGAAGAATGTACCACGAATGTGAAGCTGCTGAAGAAATCACTGTTGTCCTGACCAAGAAAGAACTTCATGTCTTGCGAATGGCAGCGATGCGAACTGCAAACGTGATGGCAGAGAAGAAGACTCCTACTGCCCAGAAGCGAGTCGAGTTGATTGATCTTGCTACCGAGAAACTAGAACGAGCCTTTTACGGAGTAAAGTAATGAAATATATTGTCAAGTCACAAATTGGTGAGGTCGTTGCGGGTCTCTACGCCCCCATCTCTACTTTCGAGTCGGCGGCCTCATACGCCAATGCTGTTGTGTTCAGCGCACAGTTTCCTGACATCACTGAAGCAACTGTCGTTGAGGTCGATGCCTATGGCAACGAGCGCACAGTTTACACGAGGGAGGCCGCATAGATGGCAATGACATTTGTTGCAGAGGAGCGATATCAACTCCTACGTGAAAAGTTTGATGTTCTCACTGAGGGCATGGAAGATTGGAAGATGCCAATCAAAGCCGTTGTTCCGATTCGTGAACTTGATGACTATCGCGATGCGTGTGAATTTATGACCGGATCTACACTCTATGTGGTTAGACAGGTCAACGAACCTAATTTTGGTGATATGCTCGTGCGAGCGGAGGGATACTATAATGCTATCGGATCTTAATATTGTTGGTGTGATCAAAGGAGGTTTCACTGTAGAGATGAGAGGCGCTACCGAACTGTCGTTTATGGAACTGAAGTACAAGTTTGAAAACGGTTATGGTGCGGAAGTAGTCAAGATCAAAAACCCTGATGACGAGACGAGCTTCAATGTCACTCTGTTAAACACAGATGGTGACCCACTAGATCTTTCAACGAATCTGACCAGCGCCATGTTGTCAGATAAGATTGGTGAGATCTCTCACCTATGAATGTCTTTCACCTCTCAACCAACCCAGTGAAAGCTGCGCGTATGCATTTGGATAAACACGTGGTCAAGATGATCATCGAATACGCTCAGCTGATGAGCACTGCTCATCGGGTTCTTGATGGTGAAGAGTACTACGATAAGACTGCGATTGGTCGTAGGATCAAACGCTGGAAACATCCGAACTCTAATCTGGAGAACACACTCTACAAGGCGTCCCACGTGAATCATCCTAGTGGTGTGTGGACTCGCAAGACATCCGCAAACTATCTGTACCTGCACCAGATGTGGGAAGAACTTTGCAAAGAGTATACCTACCGATACGGAAAAAAACACTTGACAGAAAGCAAGTTATCTGGTATACTGTCCTACATTCCTGAAAACATACCTGATGGTGGGTTGACGGAATTCGCGCAAGCAATGCCTGAGTATTGCAAACGTGAAGATCCTGTAGAGGCTTATCGCTTCTACTACATCAACGAGAAGAGGAGATTTGCGAACTGGACTCATCGCGAAATGCCGCGATGGTATCAACAAGCAGTCGGAGGATTCTAAACATGGAGAAGTCATTGACCTATCAAGAAATCGTTGACACCTTACGTGAAGGTGTGGTAAACTTGTCTTTCACGAAAGTGAAGGATGGTGAAGTACGCAACATGAAGGCAACCCTAGTCTCGGATCTGATTCCGGCTGACAAGATGCCAAAGACCGATGCGAATGCAAATACTGAAAAGAATCAACTTGCGGTACGTGTATTTGATCTTGACTTGGCGGACTGGCGTTCGTTTCGTGTAGACTCGCTGTTGTCTTTTGACACGGAGAGTGCGTACCCGTCTGGTCACAACTTTATCACCGGAGCATAGACTAAATAACCATATGGCAAAGAAACTCACACCAGCAGAGAAAGCAAGGAAGACTAGGGAGGCGAAGAACAAACGCGCTCTAGAGGAACTTGGTCTTGACACCTCACGTAAGAAAGTGAAGCGTAAACGCAAACCTATGACTGCGGAGCAGAAGAAGGCAGCGTCAGAACGTCTCGCAAAGGCGCGTGAGGCACGTGGTGCAAATGGCAGTAAGTCTGTCCACGAGGACATTCGAGATCTGCCAGAGGATCACTTCCTGCATTGGAAGAAGGTCAAACAATGGTTGAAATCAAATCAAGAGGAACTCAAAGGGATGCGGAGTTTCAAGAACTCCAAGGCAGCCAAAGAGAGATCCGAATACATTGCTCTTGAAGTCTATATCGATAACATGAAACGATACCTTGCAAACGGTGTCTGGCTTGATTATCGATACGGTGAACAACGCGAAGGTCGTATACAGTATAAGGTCGAAGCAATGGCTTATTATGCTGATGGTACACCCAAGCGAACCTATGGTGCATGGTATCCCGACATCCGGCAGACTTGGACTCCAGAACTGGAGGAAGAGTTTGCTAAGGATGAGGAATACGCCTTGCAATTCAATTCTACTCAGAGTATAAATACTGATGAGGAGGAAGAATGAAGGTTGATTTCCAAATTGGTGGAGTAGACTCGTCCGACGATTCTAACTTCATGAACAAGAAACGATTCACCAAGATGACCGAGGATGCGGTCAGAAACAAATCAATGTCCTACATGGACGCTGTGGTTTATCTGTGTGATCAGAATAACCTAGACATTGAGGATGTCAAGAAATATATCGCGACATCTATCAAAGAGAAGATTGAGGTTGAAGCAATGAACCTTAACTTTCTTGAAAAGAGTGCTGACCTTACTCTAAAATAAAGGTTGACAAAACGATTACATTATGGTATAGTGGACACACAATCATACGAGGAAAATACAAACATATGTCTTTTGCAAATCTAAAAAACAATCGCACCGATATCTCTAAGCTGGCAGCAGCCGCACAAGAGATGGGTGGTGCAAAGCAAGGTAACAACAAGTACGAGGATACTCGTTTCTGGAAACCCACGGTAGATGAATCAGGTAACGGTTACGCCGTTGTTCGTTTCCTGCCTGCGGCGGAAGGTCAAGAACTCCCTTGGGTACGTTACTTCGATCACTTCTTCAAAGGCCCGACTGGTCAATGGTACGTCGAGAAGTCTCTGACTACTCTGGGTAACAATGACCCAGTGAGTGAGTACAACTCGCGACTGTGGAACTCTGGTATCGAAGAGGACAAAGAAACCGCACGTAAACAGAAGCGCCGTCTTCACTATGTTGCGAACATCATGGTCATGAATGACCCCGCGAACCCTGCCAACGAAGGCAAGGTATTCATGTATGACTTCGGTAAGAAGATCTTTGATAAGATCATGGATAAGATGCAACCGGAATTTCCAGGCGAAGAACCGATCAATCCGTTTGACTTCTGGACTGGTGCCGACTTCCAACTGAAGATTCGTAATGTTGCGGGATATCGTAACTACGACAAGTCTGAGTTCAAGGCTTCTGCACCTCTACTGGAAGCAGATGAGACGCGACTCGAAGCAACTTACAATCAGTTGCATGACATGTCTGAGTTTACTGCTCCGTCTTCGTACAAGTCCTATGACGAACTGAAAGGTCGTTTGGAGGTTGTACTAGGTCAATCAACGGGTGCTGGTGCAACCGTCAAGAATGACTCACTGACCGAGACTGCGGAAGTAGTATCTGCACGTGAACAGGAACCACAAGTTATCGCGTCTGCCCCTGAACCGAACATCACGGCTGCAGCGGACGAGGACGATACCTTGAGTTACTTTGCGAAACTTGCAGCGGAAGACTAGACTCTTCTATCCTTTGAGGGGCACTTCGGTGCCCCTTTTTTTATGCAATGTGAAAACCGTCAGAAACCCTGTCGAGGTCATCTGTCGCGGGTGATGGGTCACCATACACCGCAGAACTACTCTGGTTGTTATTGGTAGTGGTCTGTGGAGCAATCACCGTAGCACCGCCACCAGTGGCCTGCCTTGCTTCAAGTACCTTGATTTGTCGTTGTAGTTCTTCAACACGTTTTTGAGTTAGTGCACCTTGATTTGTGTTTAACATTTCAGGTGACATACTCGCCAATCGACCCTCATTCCGTGCTAATTGAGATCTTCGACGCGCAAGTTCATCGGGGCTTCTAAGTCCTCTTTCTCTTTCTGCGTTTGCTAAAACTGCCCTTTGTTCCATTTTCTGGAAGTCTGCGGCCGCCTTCGCCCTGTTCCTAGCAAACTCTGCTTTACCTTCTTCCGAATCAGCAAATGCAAGGAATTCCCTTGTCGCATCATTCATGGGTTTGGTCTTGAGTTCTGGTGCAGTTACCTCTCTGGTCTTGAGTTCAGGTGCAGTTACCTCTCTGGTCTTGAGTTCAGGTGCAGTTGCTTCTCTGGTCTTCAGGACTGTCTGTTGACCACTAGCGATGGATTGCAGGCGAGCACGTGTTTCTTCTTGTTTTCGTAACTTACGCTGAAAGGCGTTTTCTGGTGGTGCTTCAACTTCTTGTTGTTTTGCTTCTTGTTCCTCTTTTTCCTTCTTCTTTGCCTCTACCTTGGCAAGTGCTTCTGCCTTAAACTTTTCTGCCGAGTCAGTTGCCATTACTGGAATTTCTGGTAAGTTAACATCAAATCCAAGAAACTTACCAAACTCTGATGCGATACTTAGAACTTTATTTACTATTGAACCAAGGAAGTTTACCACTGTAGCAAACGCATCCTTTAGATGCATTGCCCCTAACATCATGACATCAAAAATACTTTCAAATCCTAGAGATTCTCTAACTTTTTCAAGACCAAGATATATTAATCCCACTGCCAAGGCTATACCAGCAGCAGCAGCAATAAAGGGTGCGAGTGCTACTACCACGGGGGCCATAGCAGTCATGGCGGATGTAAACGCACCAATCAAGCCCGGCACCAATGTTTTTAGCATGAAGATTCGGAAAACAGTAAATGCTGTTCTCAACATTGTTAATGCTTTACCTATTCTTAGGATTCGCATCACTTTCATAAGACCACCAGCAAAACTACTGAAAGCAGTTATCATTGTACTGACTGCATTGTATACTTTGATAACAACTTTTGCTCCCACGATGGCGGCAGCAATCCCTACAATACCCTTTGCAATACCTCCAAAGTTATCTACAATAAAGGGTAATGCAGTATCCCTCATGAATGTCAGAATACCGGCGGTGGCAGGAACTAGTTTTTCTTGGAAGAATGCTTTAACAGCATCAAAGTTTTTAACTACCATCGCAAATGCGGCAGCACCAACAATACCAAAAGCAAGTTTACCAAGTTTCTGTATGAAAGAAGCCTCTTTGATTTGTTTCGGTAACTCAAAGTCTCTACCTTCTTCCTTGGCCTTTTCTTTCTTTTCACGTTTTTCTTCAAGTTTCTTTAACTTACCCGCCTTTCGCTCGGTCTGTTCAGCTTTTGCGAGTTGAACAGATTCCTTCAAGATAAAACCATATTTCTTGAATTGATCGGCGGTAGAATTATAAGACTCCTCACTATCAGCAACAGCCTGCCTGTTCTTATCAATTTTCTTTTCTACTTTTTTGGCATTCGTAGCATATGCATTGGCAGACTGACGCAATGACTTGGTCGCCGCAGTTAGTGCTTCTATTTCTTTGCTTATATCATCAGCCATGTTATCGTCTCATGTTACGTTCTTGTTCTTCGTGTCTGTCTTTCTCTTCTTCCAACCAATTGTTCAGAAGTGCCAGATAGATCTCCCTCTCCCACGGAATCATATTTTCAAGTTCAGTCAACGAATAATTATAATTATGCATCATGAAAAAATTAGTCTTGAAATGATTCTCAAGACTGTCATGTGAGAGGTTTAGGAAAAAAAATCCTGTAACCCTCTCAGTTTGTATTGGTTTTCGTGATTACATTTTTCACAATTCCATTCAACCGATACACCTAGTTGTGGAATATCTTCAATGAATTTTCCTACCGCTTCAAATTGTTGTCTGCTCATAGACTCAATGAAATCCATGATTTCTTTTGCTGGAACTTCATTTACTACGATTCTTTCTTCTTCAGTAATAACAGCATCTATGGACTTTGCCAGCATCTTGAAACCAAACTCAACGGTATCTTCATCGTCAGTATAGTTTTTCATTACATCAATATATGATGGATATTTCATCTCAACACTTACTTTGTCAGTTATCTCAATGATCTTATCCGACTCGTTCATGTCAACTTTGGCTTCAGTCAGATTTACAGTGACCGTTGATTTGTGGTCACAGTCATCACTGCTACAAGAGATAAGAACATCTGCGGTTTCTCCGACAGAACGGGCTCTGATCTGAGTGAATATATATTCAACATCAAATGTTGCGAGAGATCTAATCTTAACATCTCCATCAACACAGGCCTGAATTGTACTTGCCATTGCGTCCATCATTTGACGTTGATCACCAGTCTCACTAGCAACCATCATCTGTTTCTCTTCTTTCACGAGATATGGTCTGTAGGAAATTTCTTCCCCTGTAGATGGTACAGTCAATCTGTATGTGTTTATCTCATTTAACTTAGGTAATAATGCCATAATGTGCTCCAAATATTATAAAAACTTCCTGATCAGTTCGCCGGCGACACCTTCAATGAAACCACCGCCGCCTGCGTCACCGCTTTTGCTCTTCCAGTTCTTGTAAGATAGTTGTACTGTTACCTCCAGCAACTGTCCATCGTCACTCAACTCAATCGCATTCAATGTAGTTGGGTATGCTTTATCTAGGAGTAAAGTATAGGTGATATCGTCACCGAATACTGCGTCCAGATCAAACTCGCCTTGTGCGAGGTCGAGTGGCCCTAGTCTTGGTAATCGTCCCCTGATAGAAGATGGGATCTTACCTGCGTCAAATAGTTCTCTCTTGAATATAGGAAACGAGGTTCCCTTCTTGATGTGTTGGATGATGACCGGATGGGTGTAGTCATTGTAGTATCCAACCTCTAGTGTCTCTTGGTTGACTGCAAGGTTCTGCCACGTTTCAAAGTAGTTTCGTACTGCCATATCGTTCATGCAGTGGAAAGTCAGGGTGACATCGTCTACTGCGTATCCGTATGCCTGTTTGGTCAACTGTAGACCAATCTGATTTTCGGACGATAGGATCTGACGGCCAGGCAATGACGTTGCCTTACACAACAGGTTCATCTTTCGTGCATCACCGTTAATGGGTGGCAGAAAAACCTTGTACAGATTCCCCATGGCGAATCCACCACCCTCACCTACCTGCGCCTTGAAATCATCGATGCGGAATGCCATTAATCTTTACCTATCATCTGTCTTGAATCGTAGAACACCTTCTGAGAGTTTGACTTTCTCCAACTTGCGGTTGGCAAGAATGTTGCGATCTCCCACTCAGGGGCTGGGACTTCTGCAAACTTACTCTGTACGTGTTTGGTCAAGTAGTGTTTGAAACATGGTTTGTAGTATCGCAACTTAGAGATACTCTGTAGTCGTTTGTATGTGATGTTGAACTTCGCATCATCACTGGTCTTGCTGGAGGCAACCTCCATCAATGAATCCAACATCTTGGCGCGTAACAAGGGTGGCAGATAGTGTAGGTTCAAACCATAGAACCCACCTTCTGCTGGGCCCACAACTACCACCAAGGGGAACGTGTCATAGTATGGGAGAGTGTCTTTGCCCTTCGGATCATAGAAGAACATCTGCATCGTACCAATAACACCTCGTTGGGCTCTGGTCTTCAGGGGTTCCTCTTTCATCAACTCTTGTCGGTTGATGGAACGCATGTTGGATGCTTTCTTTCTGAACCATTCACGCGATTCCTCGGTGCGAGGAGTAACCCCAGCACGGAATGCCTGTAGTTCGAGTCTGTTGAATATGTTCGACATACTCTTATTTATACTTATTTTTTACGTTTTTGAAAAGGTTTCAATGGTTTTAGAGTCTTCATAGGTTTTGTTGATTTGGGAATAAGACTCTTCAGTGGTTCGTTCTTTTCCGTCCAGATAGCAAACCTCCACCCACGATCTGCGGCATACTCTGCTGCAGCTTCCCATTTGTTGACGTTCTTGACATAGGTCATGCTCTCAGATATAAACCTCTTGGATCTACGATTGCCTGTGGGTATGCGAGTCTCTTTGTCCGGTTTGATCTCTACCAGCCATGTAGACCCATCCTCAAGTACCATCTTCAAGTCCATAAAATATCTGTGATAACGCTTGTCAACCTCATATAAGTATGGTATAATAACCTCTTCGGAAGACCACCTCTTTACCTTGGGGTTAGTGTCGCACCATTTGAATGCGTGTTTCTCCCACAAGGAACGGTATACCACCTTTGTGTGGTCACCTTCATACTTCTTGATATTTTTTACCGTGTATCTTCCAGAATATGCCATGGAAACCTTATAAATAAAGACAATAGTTTTTAACTTATTTATCGGATTAGTAAAATGGCAGAACCGAATGAAGTTCAGGGTATTGCAGCGGCAAAGGAAACAAAAGACCTAGAATACCCGTTAAACAATCCTGACGAATACAAAGGTAGACTTGTATTCAATGTTATGGAAGAACCTGAGACTGATTTGGGCAATCTAGCTGAAGCAGCAACTAATCTCGCAAAGTCTGGTATCCAAGAAGCAGGTGAAGCAATAGGTCTATCCAAACCAGCGGATATTAAAAAAGCAGAAGACGGTCACAAAAACGGGCCCCAACAAAGTGTTCCGATCATAAGAGAAAGACCTCTAATTGCAACGGGTAGACAGGTATCCTTGTATCTACCTGCGGGTTTGCAATTTCGTGACAATGTTCAATATGAGAACTTTGATCTTGGTGGCGCTGGTGCGGGTGCAGAAGCAGCATTGAAGAGCGGGTCGGGAGCACTCGCTGGTCTAGTTGAAGGTGGTTTGTCAACTTTAAGTGCGGGACTGAAAGGAACTGCAAACAAGGATCTCGCTAAACTGGGTGCGGTTAAACTCGCAATGAAAGGCCCTGATGAAGTAGCGGGAGCATTCAGATCTGCGGGTGGAGTTACTACAAACCCCAACACTCGTGTGTTGTTCAAGTCTGTAGCACTACGAGAGTTTGGTTTTGCATTCAAGTTTCTCGCTACCTCCGCACGAGAAGCGGAGGAAATAAAGGAGATCATCAAACTTTTCCGAACCGAGTTGTATCCGTCTACAATTGATATTCCGGTTGCTGAAGGTACGAGTAAGATCTCTGTAGGGTATCGATTCCCAAACAAGTTTCAGATCACGGTTGAGTATGACGGTGAAGAGATTGCTACTCGTATCAAGCCATGTTTCTTGCGGGATGTGAGTGTAACGTATAACAACACATCGATGTCGATGCACGGAGACGGTAACTTTACTGAAATTGAGATGTCTCTGTCATTCCAAGAAACCAGAACGCTCAGTAGGAAAGATGTTGAAGAGGATGGATTCTAATGACAACAAAATACTTCAAGCCATTTGATATTGTTGCCTATCGATTTGGTGACAATGAATCTCCGGTCTTCTTTGACAATCTGGGTCAGTATGTGGATCTCATTGACGGACTGAAAGATAATGTGTCTTTCTATAATCAGTATACCATCACTAGTGGAGAGAGGCCTGATACACTCTCGTACAAACTCTATGGGACTACGGATTATTACTGGACATTCTTTTTGATGAATGATCACCTTCGCCAGTCTGGTTGGCCAGTTGCAACATATGACATCTTGAATCAGGCAAAGTCCAAGTATCCTTACAGAACAGTCACCACAAATGATGACATATCAAACTCATTCCCTACTGGTCAGACTCTATCAGGCAACACCAGTGGTACAACCGGAACTGTGATAAAACGGGATCTGAATATGGGTCAGATCATCATTGATACGGTGGACAATAATAACTTCAATGTGGGTGAGACCATATCTTACATCAGTGCCGAAGGTGAGGTATTTACAGCGGTCGTTGTAAAAGAGTCTCTCCAGTACAATGCAGTTCACCACTATGAAGATGCTAATGGTGTACATCAAGATCTTACATTGTTTGCTTTTGATAGTCCATCTTCTTCTTGGACGCCCGTCACGTTTCGAGATCGATTAGAGAGACGTAACGACGAGTTAAAAGAAATCAATGTCCTGAGACCTGATACGGTAGATCAGGTTGTCAACGAGTTCAATAGCTTCCATAGACAGAAGGTATAATGGCGTCTAAACTAAACACATCACAACAGTTCAAAATCACCGAGGCTGCCATCAGTGCAGACCGTATGGGTGGATTTGATGCTTCTTTCTTTGATGTTCGTACATCTATTGCTGAGTTGAACATATTTGAAAGTCTGGACAAACCTTACTTGACCGGAACTGTGGTGATTCTTGATGACAAGGCACTGTTCGACAAGATTGATTTCCAAGGTACCGAGAGATTTTCGATCCGGTTGTCCTCCGCTGAGAATGATCTAGACCCAGTCTTTGAAAGGGTCTTTATGATGACCGGAGTGGAACGGTCTGTCAAGTCTACGGACAACGGTAAGTCCAGCATGTATGTGTTTACTCTGTTGGACGAACATGCGTTTCTGGCACAGATGAAGAAGATAAGTAGATCCTTCAATGGTAGGATCGATGACATCTTGGTCAAACTACTTGCCACAGAAATGAATATGAATATAGATCTATCCTATCTGTTTATTGATGGCGCTAAAAGTGATCCTGTTCAGACCAATATCAAGGGAATCATTCCAAACCTAAACCCACTACAAGCAATCAAATGGTTGACTAGCCGAGCCACGACTGTAACAGGTTCTCCGTTCTTTACCTATGCGTCCATGCACGACGATAATCTGCGTCTGGGTAATCTAGACTCCATGTTATCACAACAAGCATTCAACTCAAGGTTACCATATACGTACAATCCCGCCAACGTATCTACGGCGGAATCGCAAACTGAATTAGAAAAAACCTTCACAATCAAAGCGATGAAGGTATCAAAACAATCGAACACTCTCAAACTAGTTCAAGAGGGTGCACTGTCAGCCGCATACTGTAACACGAATCTGAATACTGGTCAGATCTTTTCTCAACACCACACCATACGGAACACCTTCAATAATCTAAATCAACAAGGTGTCATTGGTGAAAACCAGAATGTCTTTGATCCTCAGTTCACAATGGACGAGACTCTTGCTGATGTATTTGAACCCAGAATATTCCATACCGTGACATCTAGTGGCACATATGGTAGGTTCAAGAGTTATCATGATGAGTTTGATGCCACCAAGTTCAAGAAGAAACTTGAACGACGAGGTATTCTAAACCACCTCTACAAGAACATGTTGAACGTAGTCATAGAAGGTGCGGGTTTCATTATTTCAAAAGCAAGTGTGGGTGACATTGTCAACCTCAAGGTAGTTAATGATAATACCGAACAGTCTTTGTTTGCTAGTGAAGATGAGTTAATAGATAAGGGTAAGTCTGGCGACTTTATTATCTACGATACTCGTCATACCTTCTCAGGTACACAACACACGGTGTCAATGAATGTCTGTAAGTTGGAGAGACTGCCGTGAGTAGTATTCTAAGCGAGTTTTATGGAGATAGCACTAGATGGTTTATCGCGACTGTTATAGACGCCTCACCTCCATATGGATTTGAGGGTCGTGTAAAGATCCGTGTGCACGGATTACATACACAATCAACACAACAAATTCCTCAGAACGATCTGCCGTGGGCCCAATGTGTTACTCCTACTACTGAAGGAGGAATATCTGGAATCGGACGTATGCCTCAACTTCAACCTAACTCTCTGGTGTTTGGTATGTTCATGGACGGCAAGAACTCCCAGACACCCATCGTGTTGGGATCGCTTCCTCACATTGAACTACCGACTCCGGTACAGATAGGTCAAGCAGAAGAAGATATTGGCGAAGACAACAAACCCGAAGGTCTGTTTGACTCATTCATAGCTGGTTTCAAACCTAAAGATGCGGATATTCTGAACGAAGAGACCGGAGCAACCGAGGTCAGAGTACAGTCCTCACGGCAAAAAACTGCGGTACAATTCTTTTTGAACCTTGGGTATAGTGTGAAACAATCTATATCGATTGCCGCTGCTCTGACTATTGCATCCGGTATGAGAACGGGCGTGAATAAACAATCACGAGGACTTGCCGACTTCTCTAGAGACAGGTATACTGACTTACAAAACTTCTCAAACAATTTTGGATTCTTCCTGACCCAACTGGCATTTATCGCCTATGAGTTGAGAGGCACACAAACAGGTGCCAACATCCGACTATTGCAAGCCACCAACTATGAAGGTAGGGGTGGTATTTGTGAGGTGTTTTGTAAGTACTACCTTGGAAAAAATGATGCTTCGTTTATCAAACAAGTTGAACTACAAGCAAGACGGTTGGTTGATAGGATAGTATAATGGCATTGAAGAAATCAGACGTAGATACCGCTTTACAGGCAGAAAAGAACAAACTCAAAGCAAAGAATGCGAAGTTTGCCGACACTTCTGTGCAAGCAGTAGAAGAGAAGTTTGCCAAAACAACTAGTAAGATTGGTGCGGTTGATGGTGAAACTTTGGCTGGTGTCAAGAGTCTTGGTGAGTCAGCAATCTCTCCCAATGAAGTTCTCAAGGATGGTGTGGGTAAAATCACAGACCAGATTCCCGGCCTTAGTGGGACGAAAAGTCCTTCTGCTGAATTGGAGTCTCTGGTAGGACTCCCTGCCATGACACAGTCTGGTGGAGACAAACCTTCTGCCGCCATGGCTGTGGTAGGTGGTGGTGCACCCAAGGACATCCAGCAGGCAATGGAAAAGGTAGAAACAATCTCAGGGGAATCACTATCAGACATATCTGCCTTCACCGCAACTATTGCAGACGCAGAGGAACTTTCTGCAATCAATACTGCACTTCCTGATCTCAAGATTCCTAAAATTGATGACATTGCAAAGAAAGTAACTCCTATCCCAAGTCTCAGTGGTGTTGCGAGTGATGCCAAGGACGCGGTATCGGACGCAACGGGTATCGGTGGATTGACCGCAAAACTAGATGATCCCAAGAATTCATTATCTAAGTTTGGTGATATCAAAGCACTGAGCAAGACTGTACTCAAAGATACCAATTCGGTGGTCGATAAGTTCACCTCTGAGTTGAACAACTTTACTACTGAGTTCAATCAAAGAACAGAGGCAGGCTTGAGTGGAGTCTTGCAGAACTTGGCGGAGAAGGTAACCGGAAGTGCAAATGCATTTATTCAGAACATTGTGCCAGGCGGTATCTCTGCTACAGAGTCAGAAAGACAAAAGATCTTAGAACAGTTCTCAAGCAAAGATCCTGCGGAGAAAACAAAAGCGATCAAGACATTGACTCTCAAGTCGCCTAACGTATCTGACAGAATGAAGAAAATTGTATCGGAACAAGAGGCTGATACTCCACAACAATTGAGCGACAAGATTGCAGACGAAGCAAATAAACAAGGCGTCCCTGATAGTGAGGTCGAAACTACTACCAATGAGTTGATTACTATTGACAACGGACTGTCTAAACTTGACACCACGATCAGTGGATCTGTTGTTGTGGATGCAAGCCTGTTTGATGAAGGTATTCCGGTTGATGCTAACAACCAGAAATGGAAGGGTAGAGCAACCGAGGATGATGTCTTTACCTATATTGCTTCGGTAGAGGAACTGGACGCTGAATTCGCGGCTATCAAACGAGACATCACTGAGGTAGTCGTACATGCAACCGAGTCCTATACAGACAAGGACATTGGTGCGATAGAACTTAACAACATTCACAATGAACTGGGACATGACGGCATTGGATATCACTATGTCATTCGTCGTGACGGTAGACTGCAACGGGGTAGACCGATTAACCGTAACGGAGAACATGCTCCACTAAATGGTCATGATGTGTATTCTATTGGCCTTGTGTTGGTGGGGGGTCTAAATATTTCGTCTGGTGGGGAGAATCCGATTGACTTTAGGTCTGCTCAGGCATTCACACGCGAACAATACACGACACTTGAGAAGTTCTTGAGATCATTCTACCGTAAGTATCCAGGCGGTCAGGTGTTTGGTCACAATGACATCGATGAACTGGAACTTGATCCTTATTTTGATGTGGTGGATTATATTGAGTCTGTATTCAGAAAGAGTAATATCACTACCGATCCTGCTCTCAGACAACCACTAAGTCCAGCGGAGATTGTAGTCGAATGACAACTAAGAAAGACAACTATACTTTACGAGTTGATAAACTTGGTTCTGGTAATGAGGATACTCTAGGCGTACCTTATGATGGTATGCAAGATCCTACCGGAGAGTATCCTAGACGAGACTATAACTTCGGCACTTCTGTAAACCAAGCAGCACGTGGACTGAAAATAAATGATCTGTATGTGGGTGGGGGAGACTTTGGTGTGTCTCTTGATCTACAACCACAGAGACCGTCCGAGTATCCGTTCAATGATGTAAACGAGACTCCATCGGGTCATGTCGTTGAGTATGATGATACGCCAGGCGGGGAACGAATCCTGATCAAACACCGAAGTGGGGCTGGTGTCGAGATGAGAGCAGATGGATCTGTTGTCATCTCTGCTGTCAACAACAAGGTGGAGGTCACGGGTGGTGATCAGACTGTCATTGTAGAGGGACACGGAAACCTCGTCTACAATGGCAATCTAAACCTGAAGGTAACGGGTGATTACAATATCGATGTTGGGGGCAACATGAACCTCAATGTCGCGGGTAACAAGGTCGAAGCGATTGAACACAATCACAAGACCACTGTAACGGGTAACTCACAATATACCACCAAGAAGACTAAGACCACCAAGACGATTGGCACTCACACTGACATCATGTTAGCAGACAACAACCAGTTTGTCAAGTTTGATCAGACAAACTATGTTGAGGGTAACATTGAGATGGCTTCTGAGGAGAACATCTTTATATCCGGTAAGGAGTCCTTTGCAGTATCTTCCAAGAACACCAATATCACGGGTGCGAAGTATGTCTCTGTGTTGGGACAGAAAGGTGCAATCGGTGGTAAGAAGGTTGACTTTACTGGTAATGTATTCCAAGGTGGATTAGGTGCAGTTGCAGAATCTTCTGGTGCAATCTTCCACGGTACGTTCAAGGGTATTGCAGATGAGGCGCTTCGTTCATATAATGCGAACAAGGCAGACCAAGCGAAGTCTGCATTTCAGGCACAAAAGGCTGCAACTGCGGGTTCATTAGGAGCAGCGGGCACGGCATCCGATCCAACTGTAGATGAAGCAATCAAGACACAGGCAGACATTACAGGGGAAGACCCAATCACACCGACTCTTGTGGTCGCACATGCAACCAATGGTTCTTATGCAATCAAGAATGTAATAGTGGATGCTGGGGACAGTTTGAAGAATAGAATCTTGTTGACGGATGACTACGAACAACAGTTCGATAAGATTCCAACTACCCAAGAGATTCGATCAGCTTTCCGAAATCCTAGAACACGAGAGAAGGTCGGTGGTATTCTTGTTTCCGAAGAAAGACTGAACCCAGAATACGAGTCAAAGACACCTCCCGCTATTGGTAGGACAGTAAAGAAATCTCCTTCGTCTAGATTTGGATTTGAGCCCATCGGTAATGCGATTGAAAACAGAGGAAAGAGATTTACGCCATGATAGTATTAGTTGATCCGGTATACAACCCAGAGTTTCGTAGTGAGATAACCTCTGCCACTAAGCTTGCGCCTGGAGTCACCATCGCAAAGTTTCTGGGTGCGTATGGTGACAGGACATCTTTCAATCATGTAGCGTCCAAGTCATCTCGACTACAGATTGCACGTAACCTGTACATGCAAGCAGAGGCAATGAGAATCATCAATGGTAACACCGAGAACTTCAATGATGTTCGACTGATTGTATCGGAAGGCATCTTTGATCTAAAGACTGGTGATCTAGGTGATGCTGTGATGAAAAAGAAAGGTAATGGTAGTTTGGTATATTATCAAGTCGTAGACAGGGAAGGCAAAATCGATCTAGAAAAAACCTTTGATGTAGCTGAGTACTGGAAAGACTATATCAACTTTGGTACTCTCTATTTGGACTACGACATATACAATGTTGATGGTAGCCTGACCGCACAAATTGGTCTAGAGTTTCCGAATATTCCAGCGACATTTGATGTCAACTTTGATCGTAATGTGGAAACTTATTTTAATAATGAATTGATGAGTGCTGATGAACTGATAGAAATCAAAGAAAAAGATTAAAAAAGGTTATAAATAGTACTATGGCAATACGTAGAGCATTCGCACAAGAAGATACAGATCTCCAAACTGCCTCGATTACGACTACGAGGGAGAGGGATTATGTCGATATTGATTTGACTTTCAGAGCAAAACCTTCTAGTGGAGAGATCTTCAAGAAGAACGGAGCTGCGGCAGTCAAACAATCAATCAAGACGTTGGTCATGACCA